CCGCGCTGGAAGCCCCGAAACCAGGCCGTGTAAACCCATCGGCCCTTCGACTCCTCGATCCACTTGGCCTCGAACGTGGTCCAAAACCGCGACTCGCCACCGCCCGGCATGAGCGGAGGGCCGGGGCGACGGCCCCGAAGTGTGGACGGTGCCAGCGGCGCAAACGGCCGCCCACGGCCGTCTAGACCCGCCAGCATCCGCCTTAGATACCCCTTACGGATGACCGTTTGGAGTCGGGTCCGAAACCCGGCATAGGTCCGCGATCGAGTCAGGTTGGCGAAAAACTCCATCCGCCGGGACAGGCCCTGCGAGTTACGCCAGACCACATACGCCTCAGGCTCGCTCACTGCCAAAACACCCGGGTCCGTCGAGACGATGGGTTGCGCAGCAACTCAGGCGGCAACGGTGGCGGGCCCGCCCGTCGGGCGCGATTGCGAGCGGCTGCGGCGGCTGGCGGCAACGCGGGCGGCCGGGGCTGGCGACGGTCGGGCGTCGGTGCGGCGGGTGTCGGCAGGATCGGCGGCATCGCTGCGTAACGCTCGGGCCTCAGGTGCTGCCAGTAAGCCAGGCATCGCCCCTTGACCGGCCGGAGGTAGCGGCCCGGCGTGCCGTAAATGTCGCGGACCCGGGGCCCGAACCGCGACGGGATACCGGCCGCATGATATCCAAGGATGCGTGTCCAGTGGTGCCAGTTAAACGTGACGTAGCCTTGCCGGACATTGGGGATCGCCCGAAGCAAGCGGAGCGATCGCGACTGCTCATGATGCGGGATCAGCGGAAAATCCCGCGAACCGTCCGGCCGGGAGCCTGGCAAGACAAGCAAGAGCGGGCGGCCGTTGGCGCCAATGCACTCGCCCACCTGCTTACGTTTGGCCTTTTCGAGTTCGGCCGCGCAGTACCGGACGTAAGCCTCCCGGGTGTACGGCGTGGCTGTGGACCACTCGGTCTCGCCCACCCAGGCCCGGACATCGACGACCCGGCGATCGCGGCTCATGCGGTGATCACCGTCTCGTAGACGCCATCGTCGTCCAGGTCGAGCTTCGCCCGAAACGCCAGTAACTCCAGATACGCATCACGCCGATAACGGTTGCGTGCGTCCGCATCTGTCTGTTGCGACCGGATCAGCGACAGCGAGTACAGGGCGGCCGCCCGGACCAGCCGGACATCGCTGGTATCCATCCGGCCGTCGGCAAGGGCGTCTCGGATGTCGGAGGTCCAGTCGGTGCTGGGCAAGAGCACAGGGTCCCACGGTCGAGCGATGTTGACCGGTGCATCGCCCGGCCACGACACCCGAGCGATCCGTCCCAGCATGGCCCGGGTCTCGATAATCGAGTCGATCCATCGGCTGGCCCGATCCCGCTCGATCGCCCAGCCGGCCAGAGGGCCATACTCAGGCCGCTCATCGCCCGTCCATGGGGCCTCGGCGTCGATATCGGCCGCCGAGCAATAGAGCGGCCCGGTCGCAACGGCCGATCCGCCTGGCGACGGCAGCGCCCGGACCAGGCCATCGTGGACGACAAACGTTCGGGCGCCGTCGTCGTCGGTCGCCTCCAACTGGAGACGCAGATTGTAAACCTGATCGGCGACGAGAGCGGCCGAGCCCGAGGCGGCCAGCGACCATCGACAGTATCCGGTCGTCGCGTCCAGCCAGGCCCCGGTAATCGTCGCCAGGCTCGGCCCGGACTGGCCCGCCCAGATCGTGCCCGAGAGCGATTCGGTGCCCGTAAACGCCAGGGTCGTCGGGTCCGACCCGAGCAATTCAATCGGCCCGACCGGAGCGATCCGGCAGAGCCAATCGCGATCGAGACCGACGGCAACCGGCGACACCCGGTCAAAGCCGTCGGCTCGAAGCGGCCCGCGATAGACCCGATCGTCCGGGACGCCGGGGCTACCTGAAAAAGTCAGAAAGTAAAAAATCTCTGCGGACATGGCAGGTTACGACTGGGTGCCAATCTTGGTCCAGGTAGGAGCGACGGGTGTGCCTGTATTGATATAAGCAACGCCGTTGGCTGTATCGGAGAGGATTTGCCCCTTGATTGCCCCATAACCGGTCGCCTTGACGCCCGCCGTGGTCTCGGCCACCGCCAGGGTGGGCGACGTGCCGGTCAACTGATTATTGTTGACGACCGTGATGGGCACCGATCGTTTGCCGCTGGCTCCGGCGAAGGTCAGCGTGACGGTGCCGATACCCGCCGTGATCGTCCCCGCCGTCGCGGTGAATCCGCCACCCACACAGGCCAGCAACCGCATGGCGGTCTGGATATTGGCAAAGAGCGTGTTATTGGTTGCCGACCAGGCGATGTCGCCGGTGACTTCGCCGCCCACCGATAACCGAAACGTGCCGCCTGTGGGCGTCCCGCCGATCGTCAGGGTATGAACGGCATCAACCCCGTTCGACGGCACGCCCGCATTGGTCATGATATGCATGTGGATACTCCGATCGGTCGTGAGGATCGGGAGGGCAGGTCGAAACCCACCCTCCCAGGCTTGAAATCAGGCGGTCGCAAACTTGCAAAACGCCTTGGGATAGCGGATGCCAAACCCGTAACGGCCCTCAGCGAGGATCACGCTGATGTTACGGATGAAGAAATCCGAATGAGACTCGCTCACCCGGATGATGGTGGACTCACGATCGAACAGGAGCCCCTCCCGAAAGTCGCCCACCAGGCCGGTGGCGTCCGGGAATGCCTCGCTCTCGACCACAGGCAAGCCCCAGACGCGGGGATAACCCATCGTCATCGGGCCGCCGAAGTAGTACCGCTGCTCCGCGTCCTGAGCCAGGTCGATAACCTCCCAGGTGGCAGGCGACATGCCGACCGCCGTGGGGGTCACTCGCTTGCCCGTCGTGCGGATCGCGGTGCGAGCCTTGCGGATCGTCGTCAGCAGGTCGGTCGCAAACGCCTGGCTGAGGATCGAGGCATCATTGATGATGCCCGTAAAGTTGACGCCAGATCCATCGCCCTGGATACATTGATCCTCCAACTCCTCAACGATGCCGTCGCGAAGGAAACCGTCCATCGTGGCCCGGAGAGCCGGGGCGTCGGACAGCACCTGATTGACGACCGGAATCCAGTGCGGGATCACCCGGATATTGGCCGTGACCTGGACGTAGGACAGGGTCGACTCGGGCTTGGCGCCGTTGTTGGTCGCGGTCGCGCTCGCGGTCGGCGCGGCCGCATTGGTGAAGCTGTTGATCCGCACGAAATCCACGGCGTTGGAGACCACCGGGACGCGGGTAAACAGGTCGAGGATTTGGAACGGTCGAAACGGCGCCGGGCCCACGATGTCAGACCGACGCTCACTGTAGACCATCGCCCCGCCCGAAGTGGTCGAGTAGGTCACCAGCGACTTGAGATCCAGGCCCTGAGACTCCAACTCCTTGATCACCATCCGGGCGTTGACATCAATCGCCGGACTCTTGGTAATCACTTCGGGGACAAGCCCCTGGGGTGCGATTCGCTCCATCCACGATTTGAAGTCCTCGTGACCGGTGATGAGCCTTGATGGCTCATGCATCTGCCAAAAGGCGGGGATGTTGCTCGATCCGTCCCATCCCTTGACCGTGGTCATATCGACCACAGGCCGCTGGGGATTGGTGCCGATCGGCGGCCGATGCTGCTCGTAGAGCATCGCCGTGGTGTTTTCGATCCGATTGGCCACGTCGAGACCCTTGCGGGCCTCGGCCAGCTTGTCGGCAATCTCCTGTGCGGTCCGGGTGTTGGATTTGGCGGCCTCCAACTCCTCGGGCGAGGCTTCCTCGCCTTTCTCGAAGATCGTCCGGGCCGACGCCAGCAGGCTTTTCGCCTCCGCGTCGAGAGCCTTCATCGACTTTTTGGAGTCGAATGCGGTTGTCTTGATCTCGCTCATATCTGACCAACCCTGGCGAGCAACTCGCCCAGTTCGGCCAGCGATGCCCGTTTCGCTTCGGGCTCGCCGCGCCGGCATTCCGAGAGGAGCCGTCCGACGTTCTGATGGACCCGTTCCAGGGCCGCCAGTTTGTCGGCCGACAGGCCACGGCCTTCTGATTTACGAGCCGAATGGGCTCGCTCCACAAGAGGCCACAGATCCCCGGCGTCGGAAGCCAACCGCACGAGGTCGTCATTGAGGCGAGCGGCAGCCGCATCACCATCAATCCATGTCTTCATTTCAACAACCCGTCCAAGCTGACGGGGGTCGGCCGGCGTGAGCGTCAGGGTAAAATCCCCGCCGCCGAGCGGCCAAGAGACAATCTCGTTCGCGCCGGCGACAGCCGCCTTGCGCTCCACCGTGTGCGGCAGGGCGGCTGTGGACCACCCCACCTTGCGTTGCCGGACCCAATCCGCGATACGCCGGTCATAGGCATCGCGGATATGCATCCAGCCCTCAGCCCAGAGGCCAAGATCATCGGGCGCGGCCTTGACCTCGGCCACGCCTAGCTTGCGGCTGCCGATCTTGGGATCGAGGCAGTGATACCACCGGATGATCCCCCGATCCACAGCCTCCAGCCCAAAATCCGTACTCTTGGTAAAGTAGTCGCGATTGCGGGACAGGTCGCCCTGATCGGGCGACCCGAACAGCACGAGGTAGCCGCCGACCTTGATCGTGTCGTCGGTGCTCTCGATCGCCTTGACCTCACCGCCGAGACTCATCAACGTATCAAGCATCGTGGTTATCCTCGATATCATCGGGCGGTTCGGGTGGCGCCACTGGCTCATCGGGCGGTTCGGGCGGAATCGGTTCGGGTCGCGACTGGGATTTGAACTGGTCGCCCCGCTCGTCATCGACCGGGCCCAGTCCCATCTCGGCCCTGGCCTCGTTGAGCTTGGCCACGTCGCCATCGTACATCTGGACGGCCCGGGTTACCGCGGTATCGCGATCGTCGCGCAGGGCATCGACCCTTGAGCGATCCCAGCCGACATAGCGATTGGGAGTGGAGTCGATGTCGGGCAAGAGATGGATGGTAAACGCATCGGCAAGTCTCTGCTGTGTCGGGATCAAGCCGTTGTGCCACGACTGGCGATTGGTCGAGTCCTGATTATCGTACGATCGCATCGACGCGCCGCTGGCCAGCCCGACGGTCAGGGCCGAGACCCCCATCAGGGCGCAGATGTTGGCCTCCTGCCGATCGGGGAGCGTGTCCAGGCCCATGTCGCCCGGGGTCCGGCCGATGTCCTCAAACCGGCCCGGGATCGTCAGGACGGGCAGCCTGCCCGACATCGCGATCGACTGATCGTAGTGCGACCGGACCCCCTCGATCTGGCTCTCGTCCAGCGTGTATGCCGCGTCCGGGATAAACGCCTTGGCGGTGGTCTGATTGCCGAATACGGTCGCGGCCAGCGAGTCTGCCAGGGTGTGACCGACCATCGCCCGGAGCCCGGCCCGAAGTCGCGACAGGCCCCGCGCCGGATTGAGCGGATCGACCAAATCCCGGACGTAGATGACATCCTCGACCGGCACGGGCTTTTCCTGCGGCCGCCCATCCACCGTGTAGGCGTATCCGGCGATCCGGCGCGTCCCGCTGGTCAGCGGTTTGAGGTTCCAGGTCATCGTGAGCGGCGTCTCAGGCGGCACCCAGATCAGTCGGCTGACCGCGCCGAACGCGGTGCGAACCTTGAGAAAGTATGTCTCACCCCAGCATTTGTGCGAGGCGATATAGAGCCCATATAGCTCGGCCGGTGTCATGTCCTCCGTGGCCTCGATCACGTCGCGGATCGGGCAATCCCAGACCGGCTGATCAGCCGTGTCAGGCTCGGCCGACTCATCGTAGCAAATCAGGTCGGCAGTCGAAAAATTGTCGGTGAGCCAGCCCAGACAGGCCATGACCGGCAGCGACAGCCACGGCACTCCGGCCGATTGCTCCCACTTGCGGTTGTCGGCCGTGGGCGTGCCGCCGCCCTGCTGGACCCAGGCGGCAAGCCTCGTGTCGTCCGAGGTCCATGCCGTCTTGCGGGAGTCGCCCAGTCGTCGCTCGATCTGTCGTCGATTCACTGGTGGACCACCCTGCCATTGGGGACCGGGGCGCCGAACTGGGCAAATAGCGGCCCTCGAAGCGCGTCCATCACGTCCTCATGAGGATGTTGCGGGTCCTCAGGATAGTCGGCCCACTGGCCGCCTCGCTGGGCACGCATGTAACCACCAAACGCATTGATCAGATGCTTGCATCGCGGATGGATCGTCAACGACGGCTCACTGGCGATCGGCATGAGAAGCGACCCGATCAATTCCAAGCCCTGCGACACGCAATTGGGCGGTGACCGCCAGAGTTGAAGCGGCAGGCCGCCTCGGGCGTACTCGGCCACCACCGTGGGGCCGATCGCGGTCCGAGCCCGGGCCGCCGGGTCGGCAATCGCCGTGTCGATCCGCCCATCGCAGAGCGTGCCGGCCAGCGCCACCAGCTTCTGAGCGTTGTCCCGGGCCGACAGATTCTCAGCGAGGTAATCGCCAAATACGTTGACCTTGCGGCCGCGAAATTGGAGCAAGACGGCGCCGGTAAAAACGCCGGGATCAACCGCCAAAAAAACCTTGCGAGCCGGGTCGTACTCAGCCGCCTCGGTGACGTGCCGGGCCGCGTCGAAGATGTCCCCAAACCAGGCCCCCTCACCCGATGCCCAGACGCCATCGCGTAATCGTGACCGCCTCGTGCCCGTCAGGTTGTCGAGTGTGGCCAGATACCTCAGGCCCGCGTCGGTCCAGTTGCGGCCGTCGTACATGGCCGGATTGGCCTCATGAGCCACGGTCCAGCACACGGTACGTCCCGACTCGACCCGCTCTTTAAGCCAGTGGGACGGATGGCCCGGATTGGTGTCGCCGATCAGATAGCCCAGCCGAGACGACCGGCCTGGGCGATTCATTCGGCTTCTCAGGGCCTCCCAGGCGTCCAGGGATGATCCGATCGCCTCGTTAACAAACACGACATCCCAGGCAGTCGAGAGTACCCGCTCCGGGTCTTCCAGCGAGCCGACCACGATTTCCGACTTGGACGGATAAACATAGGACTGCCGGACACGCCGCTTGACGCCATCCGCGATCCAGCCCATGCCGTCGAGAGGCAGCACCTCTTGCTCATACGTCACGAGCACCGATTCCGTGAGCGCCGCCCGCGTCTCCCGGCAGATCAGCAGCCTCAGGCCCGGATTGTCCCGGGCCAACACATGGAGGAATGTTAATACCCCGAACGTCTTGCCCGTCCCCGCCGCGCTGCACAGGAGAAGATCCTTCGGAAGCGACCCCGATTGCAGCCCCTGCCACAGTCGGATTGACACCTGAATCCACGAATCGGGGATCGGCCGCGGGGATCTCATGCGGTTTGGCGACTTCGGCGGTGATACTTTCGAGGCCGACGGCCTTGCCGTCCAGGCGATCGACGAGTTCCTTGAACCAGGGCCAGTCCGGCTCACGACCGCCGAGCATATCGGGGCGGCCCAGGGCCTTGCCCAGCCAGGTCTGGATCAACGACTCTTCGAGGTTGTCGCGGTCGATCGCCTCCCGCAAGGCATCCGCCAATCGGCGGCCCCGGCTGTATCCGGCTGGATTACCGGACTGGCCTGGCTTCCACCGGTACTCCTTGGGCGGTGGTACAGGATTGGGATTGGCCATAGCGGCTGCTCAAATGCCTGCAATCAAGCTGCGATCAATCGTGGTAGCCCACGATGCGTACCTGTGTGCCGGCCGTGGGTGCCGACGCAAACGCCGGGGACACGGTGGCCGTATTGCCGGACACGCCGGTGATCGGCCGCCCCTGCCCTTTGAGCGTGCCCGACGTGATCACCAGGTAGCTGGCGGTCGTGATGGGCCCCGTCAAGCTGGTCAGCGGGATTACCGTGGTGGTGGGCGATCCGGTAACCGCGCCGGTTGCCGTGACATCGACGTACCACGATGGAGCGGTGCCCGCCAGGGCGACGGCCCCTGTGACTCGGGACAGGAGCGTGGTGGTGCCCGACGTGTCGCCGCCCGCGTAGGTTGATCGGGTCGAGACGGCCGCGTCAAGCTGATTGCCGACGATGTAGCCAGCCGTGCCCGAGGCGTACGACCCTGGCAGGGCGGCCGACCACGGATCGCCGGACGATCCCGCCGACGCCATCGCCGCGCCGAAGCTGCCCGATGTGGTGTGGCCCGACGTGGCCAGATCCCAGACAGCCGCCGCGATCGTGCTCGACGTGGGGGGCGCCGTGTAACCGGACGACAGCAGCCAGTCGCCTTTGCCGTTGAGGGCCGAGGCCGCGATACCTGCCGCCGTGATCCAGTTGCCGGGGATCGGCGGCAGGTTGGTGAGATTGGTGGCGGTCGTAATCGTGCCGCCCGTGATGTTGGTGGTACTCGCTAGGGTGGCGGCCGGAAACGTGACCGTGCCCGAGGCCGCGACCGTCTGAGCCTTGATCGTTTGCACGTCCGCCTGGACGATCCCGCCGCTCGAAATCGAGGC